CCTTTTAATGTGTAAGAAATATTTACAAGTAAAAATTTTATTTAATATAATAAGGTTATGTATCCAAAACTAACCTTATTAACTTTACAACCGAGAGGATTGACTATGAGTGACCAGAGCGTCCAGAAAGCCAAAATCTTGAGCGACGAGGAACAATTCCAAAAAGATGGTCTAGAAAACCTCGTAGCTCAATTGGGAACAGAACAAGATAAACGATCACATTCTAAGTTCGTAAATAACAAGATGCTATCGGCTGACGGTAATCAAGATGAATTAAATGCTATGTACCGTACCGATTGGTTATGCGGTAAAGTAGTAGATATTATTCCTGATGATATGACTCGTGAATGGCGTGAGTTTACTGGTGACGTTGATCCTAAAGTTGTTAAGGCTTTAGAGGATGAAGAAGATCGCCTACAATTGAGCTCTTACTTTAATGAGGCTCATAAGTGGGGTCGTCTATATGGCGGTGGTCTTATTGTGATGTCTATTGATGACGGGCAAACTCCTGATAAACCTCTTGATATTAATAAAATTAAGAAAGGTGGTCTACGTCATATTAAAGCCATTGACCGTCGCCGTGTAAGTAATGCAGATATTGTTCCTATCGCTGACCCGATGAATATTAATTTTGGTATGCCTGAATATTATCGATTTAATGAAACATCGGTTAAAATTCACCATAGCCGAATATTAAGATTCGACGGTATATCGTTACCGTTTGATGAGTTCCGTCGTAATAACTATTGGTCAGATTCAGTTCTAAGTCGTTTATACGAAGCTGTAATTAACTTTAATACTACTGGAGACGGTGCAGCTAGTATGGTCTATGAGACAAATGTAGATATTGTTAAGGTTAAAGGTTTGATGGGTTATCTACAGACAGCTGAAGGTGAGGCTCTACTTCGTAAGCGTTTCACTATGGCTGGAATGATGAAAAGCTTCAATAACATGATGCTGCTGGATAATGAAGAAGGGTTCGAGTCAAAGAGTAATACTTTTGCTGGTTTACCGGACTTGTTAGACCGTTTTGCATTATTCCTAAGTGCTGCTAGTGATATTCCAGCAACACGTCTCTTAGGTAGTTCTGCAAGCGGTTTAAACGCCACTGGTGAAGGTGATCTTAAGAACTATTATGATACTGTACGTTCTACTCAGAAGAAAGTATATAAACCATTACTTGATTACTTTGATAAGATTATGGCTAAGAGCCTAGGTCTAGCTGACGACACTGATTTGGATTATGATTTCAAATCCCTATTCCAAATGACTCCTAAAGAGATGGCTGATCTACAATTGGTTAATGCTCAACGTGACCAAATCTATCTTGACCGTAACGTAATCACTGAAGAAATCGTAGCTAAGGAACTCAAACAAGATGGTACGTATACGAATATCACAGATGAGTACTTGGAAGAACTAGAGGAATTTGAAAATGGCTTTGACACCGATACCGACGACCTTGAACCTGGAGTTGAACAAGAAACATCGACAGGAGAAGAAGAAACGGGTGAGACCAGTGAAGACCCCGAAGTCTCCGGAAGTGAGGTATCGTAGACAGTTATCTGCATTAGCGGCTAAACTACGTAACGATGTTAATACTCAGATTGTACCGTTGTTAAGGCAACTACAACCTGAGTACGTTAATGACGCTTATGCAAGAACCTTAGAGGAGGCGTTCAATCGCCTTCGTAGGTCTTATTCTGATATTAATGAGAATGCACAGATTGTTGCTAATTCGTTTGTTACTAATAGTAATCAAGTGAATAAGCAGCGATTCTATTCTTCTATGGAAGAAGCAGTTGGTGTAAACTTACAAAGTGTATTACAGAATGAAGGTCTAGAAGACGTATTAGTTGCGACTACTCGTGAGAATGTTAGTCTTATTCGTTCTATACCTGAAGAGTATTTTAAGAATATCGAAAGTATAGTGTTTAGCGGAACTACTCAAGGTAGTACAGCTGGATCAATGATTAAGCAAATATCCAAACAAGGTAAGGTAACTAATAATCGTGCTAAGTTAATTGCTCGTGACCAAAGCTCTAAATTGAATTCGGCTCTTACCCAACAACGTTCTCAGAACTTGGGTGTGGAGGAGTATATTTGGCGTACAGCAGGTGATGAAAGAGTACGTGATTCTCATAGAACTAAAAACGGCAAAGTATTTAGATGGGACGATCCACCAAAGGGCACAGGACATCCAGGTCAGGATATTCAATGTCGTTGTGTGGCTCAGCCTATTATAAAGTTATAGTTATTAGAGTAATTTTTATCTAAAAGTTGTTTTTCTTGAGAACATGATTTAATATTGATTCAAACCATAAGGATCCTTAAATGTTTTTAGCAGATAGACTGAATATTACAACAGAACGTGAATATACTGACGAGGGCTTTCTTAAGGTTCCAGCTCGTATTTCTCGCACTGGTATTCAAGAATACTTAGCTATCGAGATGGGTCTTAGTGATAGAGATCCACAGGATATCATTAGAGTTTACCGACCAGAGGAGGAAGTGTTCTCAGATGAGTCGCTTACTTCTTTCGCTAGTAAACCAGTTACAAACAATCATCCTACTGAGTTAGTCAATACTAAGAACTCACGTCAATATGGCGTTGGGTTCTCTGGACCAGAAGTAACTCGGGATGGTATGTTCGCAAAAACAGTCCTAAACGTAACAGACGAAGAAGCCATTAAAAACATAGAGAGCGGTAAATGCGAACTATCTAATGGTTACACGGCTGATATCGATTGGACTCCAGGAGTTACTCCGGATGGTGAGCAATACGACGCTGTCCAGAGAAACATTAAGGGCAATCACATTGCCATCGTAGAACGTGGTCGCGCTGGACCTGCTTGCAGAGTGGCCGACAACTTACCCAACTTAGGAGATACAGTCACTATGGCTAAAATCACCATTGATGGGGTAGATTTTGAGGTGTCTGATCAGGCTGCTCAAGCAGTTGGTAAACTGCAAACTAGTCTGATTGACGCTGAAAAAGAAACCCAAATGAAAGCTGAAGAAGTTAAAGCTAAAGAAGATGAAATGGAAGAAGAGGCTAAAGAAGCCAAGAAAACCGAAGATTCTTTGAAAGCTAAACTTGACGACGCTAATTCCAAAATCCCAACTGCCGATACTTTGGACAAGCTAGTCGCTGATAGAACAGCTCTGGTTGATTCGATCCTTAAAGTAGCTCCTGAAATGGAATGGCAAGGTAAAGATGCAGATACTCTTCGTCGTGAAGTGGTTGCTGCTAAATGCCAAAATATTCAAATGGACTCTGTTTCAACAGACTATATTAAAGCTCGCTTTGATATGTTGGTTGAGTCTGTTGGATCTAACAGTCAGCAACAACTTGACGATGCGTTTACTCAACAAGTAAATGACAAAAGCAAGAAAGTTGAAGACACTCGTTCGGCTGACGTCATCGCTCGTGAAAAGATGATGGCTGATAGTCAAAATGCTTGGAAAACCAAAGGAGCTAAATAATGAGCGCCCAAACTTCCTATTCAATTAAGCAACCTAAAGCCTATGTAGGTTTGGTATACGCTCAAGCTCCTCACGATATCGTTTCTCGTGACGTTGAGACTGTAGCTGGTATCGGCTTTGGTGTCGCTGTAAGCCGTGGTACTAACCTAGAACGTCAAATCGTTGCAGGCGGTACTACTTTTACTGGTATTACTATTCGTTCACTAGATAAAGAAGGTGCAGCAAACACCGGAGCTATTAAGTGGAACGAAAAAGAAGCTGCTGGTATTCTTCGTGACGGTTACATCTGGGCTGTATGTCCAACTGGTTGTAATCCAGGTGATGCTGTTAAATACACTAACGCCACTGGCGTTATCGATTCTGGTGCAGCTGGAGTAGGTGAAACTGCTCTTGATGGTGCTCAATGGGATACTGTAGCTGCTGCTGGCGAGCTTGCTGTTATCCGTTTGAACAGCCTTAACACTACTGCTGGTTCATAAGGAGGACTGAATAATGAAACAATTTAAACTTCGTAACGGTTCCACTATGCAGTTCGACGGTGCTTTTGCCACTGTAGTAGACCAAGGTAAAACTATCACAATTGATGGTGCTATCTCATCTGCTATCGGCAATGGTATTATGGACGCTGATGGTGCTTTCTTTTTCCAACGTCAATTAGAGCATATTAAAGCTCGTAGCTACGATGTTCGCTATGCTGAACTCAAAGCTCGTATGTTGTTCCCAGTGTCTAACGAAGGTGGTCCAGGTGTTACCTCTATCACGTATCGTACTTATGACCAAGCTGGTGCAGCTAAAATCATTAACGCTTATGCTGATGATTTGCCTCGTGCTGATGTAGCGGGTAAAGAGACAACTATTCCGGTTCGTTCGGTCGGTATCTCTTACGGTTACAACCTTGACGAAATTCAATCTTCACAGTTAACTGGTTCTTCTCTTGACCAACGTCGTGCTAATGCTGCTCGTCGTTCTAATGAGCAAGTTGTTAACGATGTAGCGTTCTTCGGTGATGCTACCAGTGGTCTTCCTGGTCTATTTAGTAACCCTAATATTCCAACTGGTGCTGTAGTGAATCCTGGTTCTGGTACAGCGTGGGTAAACAAATCACCTGATGAAATCTTGTTCGATATTAACGACTTGTTCGCTGATATTTTCGAGACTACTAAGATGGTTGAACAAGGTAATACTTTATTGTTACCTGCTGCTCAATGGTCTTACATCATGTCTACTCCTCGTGCGTCTAACAGCGATACAACCATTGCTCAGTATGTAGCGGCTAATAGCCCTTACCTAACTAGCATTGACGATATCATTCCTGTTAACGAATGTGCTGCTGCGAATAACCCTGAGCTTACTGCTGATGCTATGGTCGCTTATGACCGTAACCCAGATAAGCTTCAGCTTGAGATTCCTGTGGAATTGGAAATGCTTCCTGTTCAACAGAAGAACCTTGAGTTCGTAGTTCCTGGACGTAGCCGTTTAGCAGGTCTAAACATCTACTATCCTCTTTCATTAGCTATCGCAACGGGGATTTAAGATTATGGCCGGAATCGTAAATAAAACAACACGTCAGTTCAACCTGAAGTGTCTTGCTAAAACTGGTAATCGTGTTACGGTACGAGTTGCTCCTGGGTTCAACGTAGTTGAAGACGCTCATTGGGAAGCCTTTGTATCTAAAGACGGTAAAACGGTAGATCCTTACGTAGCTGAGCTACAGAAGAAAGGTCATTTGGAATTTGGTGATAAGGTTGACGATCTTGAGTTAGAACAAGATCCTGATACCAAAGCTAAGTCTAAATCGACTCCTGCTCCTAAGCCTGCTAAGAAGTAGAACTAAGAATCTCAGTTTCGGCTGAGGTTCTTTTAAATAGGTTATTTACGAGTAATCTATTTAAAAGAACAATAATGGACCTTATTAGTTTTTATGAATAAACTCAGAGGATTAGAAAACGTGAATGAATTATCCGAAACTAGGTTATGGAAAACTCTAGACACCATAAGCGATAGATTATCGGGAATTGAATCACAACTATCAGAGGTAGTTAGGCTTGAAGAGCGTGTAAATAGTCACGACCAAGCTCTATCTAGATATGGTAGTAGACTCGATAACCATGATACTCGTATTAGGGAATCTGAGTTATGGCAAGCTAATTTTGGAGATAAGTCCTCTGTAGAACGCCTAATAACTAATGTTCAAGACGATGTTGGTACTCTTAAGAAAAAGATAGACGATCTTGAAGCTAATAAAGATGTAAATAAAGGTCAAAAGGATGTAAGTAAAGAAGTCCTAAAATGGTTAGTAGGTATTATCGGTGCTGTACTAATATACAAAATTACCAGAGGTTAATATGGCTTGTACAGTAGAAGAATTCAGAATACGTTTCCCAGAGTTTGCAGATGATGTAGAATATTCTGATGTACGTATTCAATTATTCCTAGATGACTCTGCTAATGCTTATATGGGAACTGATGAAGGGCGTTGGTGTAATAAATATAATTATGCTCAATGTTATTTAGCTGCTCATCTTCTTACTATTGGTACTGGAGCTGAAGCAGGGGATAGCTCTGTTAAAGCTGGACCAGTTTCTTCTAAGAGTGCAGGTGGTGTTTCAGTTAGTCGTGCAGTAGTAGCCAAGGATCGTTCTGATATGGATGACTTCTATATGGGTACTTCTTACGGTCAACAATTCTTAATTATTCGTAATACTTGTTTCGTAGGTGTTCTTGTGGCTAACTGCTTATGAAGTCTAAGACCAAAGTAATCAAATCACCAAGAAAAGCGGCTAAGGAAATAGAAAAATTAGCTAAGTCTTTGAAAGGTCCGAACTTGGTTAAAGTTGGTCTTCCTAAAGGTAGTAACGATTACCCTGACGGAACTTCGGTTATAATGGTTGGTACTGTTCATGAGTTCGGTAGCCCTTCTAAAAATATCCCTCAACGTAGCTTCTTAAGATCTACTGTAGAATCTAACAAACGTCCTTATAAAGATATGTTTAAGAAGTTATCTATACGTATTATTAAAGGTCAAATAACCAAGAAACAAGCTCTTGGTCTTATTGGTTTGCAAGTTCAAACCGATGTTAGAGAAAAGATAACCGATATAAAAGAACCAGAATTAAAACATAGAGAGGGTAATCCTCTTGTTGATACTGGTCACTTACGTCAATCTATAACTTTTGAGGTTGAAGACTAATGCCAGTTAATGTATCCGAAGCACTAGACACAGACACATCTGAGATAGTAACTGTAATACGTACATCAGGCGGTGGTTATGTAGATGGTATATATCAAAAGGGAGGTCAATCGACTTTCAAAACGGTATGTAGTGTTCAACAACCAACTCCAGAAGAATTACAGAACTTACCAGAAGGTGAACGTAATAAAGATATACGCAAGTTTATATCTAAAAAGCCTGTTCGTACTGCTAGTGATAGAGATGGGCTTATCGCTGACCTAGTTAGATATAAAGGTTTCAATTATAAAATTATATCGGCAGGTGACTGGGATTCCTACGGACACACTACTTCCTTTGGAGCAAGAGACCAATGATACTAGAGGAAACAATTAATAAACTATTGCGTGACACGACAGACTTGCTTTTAAGTTCTCAAGGTTACACAATTAAGGCTAAACAAAAAGATGCTCCTAGACCTACGGGTGATTATGGTGATGTTGATTTTGTTAGCGATACGGGACTCGGTTGGGAACAATTCCAATATGAGGATCGTGATATAGATTCCAAGCTAGATGTAACTTCTAAAGGTATGCGGCAAATAATGATGTCTATCGGATTTTATCGTAACAATTCAGTAGATAATGCCAGGAAGGTGCATCAAGGAATGACTCGTGAATCTATACAGAGTTTATTCCGTCAAGCTGGTTTAGGCTTAACAAGACGTTCTGAGGTTAGGGAGATTTCTGAATCCTTAGAAAACGGATGGGAAGAAAGAGCTCAGTTTGATATATTTCTGAGCGCTGTGGGTACGGACGCTGACTTAATCGAATCTATAGGTTCTGTAGATATCGGTGGTGAGTTCCAAGCTCGTGGTTTAACATACAACTTCAATATAGAGGTGCAATAACATGACAATCCCAGTTTCTAGCGTGGTTAATGTCAGCATCGCCATTGGTGCTCCATTCCCAGCGAGAGCAGGGTTCGGCACTCTTAACATCGTTACTGCGGAAACGGGTGTTATTGGCATTGCTGAACGAATTCGCTCATATCAAAACTTAGACGGAGTTACAGCCGATTGGCCTGCTGACTCTGAAGTCGTTGCTGCTGCTACTGCTTACTTTAGCCAGCAACCTAAACCAACATCCTTAAAAGTGTCTACCCGTTATCCAACGGATCAAGCAGCACAATTAAGAGGCGGTTCTGTTGCTGATAATATTACTAATTTAGCATTATTTAACGCAATAACTGACGGTTCATTTACTATTAGTATCGATGGTTCTCCAGAAGATATTACTGGTTTGAATTTTAGTGCGGATACCGATTTGAGTGAAGTAGCTGACGCTATTCAAACTGCTCTTCAGGCCGTAGCTACAGGTGGTTATACTGCTGCAACATGTACTCATGATGGTAGTCGATTTTTTATCAACTCGGGTACAACTGGTGTAACTTCAACAGTTAGCTTCCTAACTCCTGTTAGTCCTACAACTGGTACTGATATTTCATCTCTGTTACAAATGCGTCAGGGTGAAGGTACTAAGACGAACGGTATTGTAGCTGAGACAATTACTGCTTCTCTTAATACTATTCAGAATATAGATTCTGATTGGTACGGACTTATGTTCACCAAGGAAGTTCGTGATGGATTTGTAGTTAACACTGAAGACGCTGTAGAAGCGGCTGCTGACTGGTGTGAAGCAAGAGTTAAGGTATTTGGTAACACCAGTAATGATTTAGACGTTCTGGATAGTATTACTACTAACGATATTGCTTCTGTATTAGCGGCTAAGAATTTACGTCGTACTATTACAACATTTAGCTCTTATCCTGATCAATATCCTTCAGCTAGTGTTCTGGGTCGTGCATTCACTGTTAACTTTAGTCAGGTTAATAGTACTATCACTCTCAAGTTCAAACAGATACCAGGAATTACAGTCGAACAATTAACTCAGTCTCAAAAAGCAGTTTTGGATAGTAAGTTTGCCAATGCTCTTATTGAAGTGGGTTCAAGCGATATGTACGCTGAATCGTGGATGGCAAGTGGTGTATTCTTCGATGAAGTACATGGTATTGACTGGTTACAAAATGCTGTAGAAACTAATGTTTTTGGGTACTTGTTAACTCGTACTACTAAAGTCCCTTATACCAACAAAGGTGTAGCGGCTATTGAGCAGCAAGTTATATCAGCCTTGGACGAAGCCGTTAACAACGGTCTTATTGCTCCAGGTGAGACAATTGAAGGTGAGTTCTTACCAAATGGTTATAAGACGACAGTTATTCCGGTTGAAGATATCAACCAATCGGATAAAGAAGCTCGTCATTATCCTGGTTTGAGCTTTGTTGTTTTAGGTGCTGGTGCTATTCATAGTGTCCAGATCAATGGTATTTTCGAGCGATAAGGAGAACTTAAATGAAAGAATATAGCTTTCTAGATACCCTATTGCTTGTGAATGGCGTAGAAATCAGCGGCTTTGACGAGGGTGATGACGTCATTGCTCTTGAGCGGTTGAATGATTCAGCTGCTCACAAGATTGGTACGGATGGTGAGATGACAGTATCTATTAGTGCAGACCGTTCGGGTACTGTTACTTTTAGACTTATGCAGTCTTCTGATTCAAATACCTATTTATCAGGGTTAATTAACGCACAAGAGAACGGAGCATTCGTTCCTATTTTTGTGCAATTCAAAGATACTCGTGGACTGGACTTAGGTTCTGGTACTCAGGGTTATATTAACCGTCCTGCATCAATGACTCGTGGTACTAATGCGAATGGTCAGGAATGGATGATCACAGTGGAGCGTTTAGACCTTCTACACGGTGGTTAAAAGTTTCTGAGGGAGGGTTCACCTATCTTAATGATCCCGGCCTAATTAAGGATAGCCTCCCTCAGAATTTAATTAGGCCGGAGTAAACTGGACCGGAGTTTATAATGGCTTGTAAAACAGAATCAAAACAAATTGGCGATCATGAGTATAGTGTTACTCAATGGCCTGCAGAAAAATCAATGTTAATGAAGTTCCGCTTAGCTAAAGCGTTTGGAGCTTCGTTAGCGACTCTTATGGGTAGCTCTCCAAAACCTAAGAAAGGTAAGGAAGTTACTGAACAAGACGAGGCTTTGGCTTTATCCCAAGGTCTGTCCGTATTATTCCAAAGTAATTCACCAGAAGAACTTGTAGCACTTATGAAGAATTGTGTTATAGGTACTGCTTGCGATGGTAAACGTATTACTGAAACTTCGTTTAACGAGTTATTTTCTGGGGACGATTTATTGGAGGTCTATAAGGTCTTCGTATTCGTGTTACAGGTAAATTACTCAAATTTATTCAAAGGCCAGTTGGCAGACCGCTTTCTGGCCAAAATGAAGGAAAATCTATAGACAGTAATAAATTTCCTAATATAGATTCCTTTTTGCATAGGCCGTTATTAACTGACCCTCCTATGTGTAGTTTAAAGGAATTGCAAGATGGAACTTACTCTATAGAGGATATAATGTTGATGAACGAGATGCTAGATTTGAAAATGAGTCTAGCACCTAAACCACAAGGTAAAAGATAAATGGCTTTAATTGATGAACTGCTGGTCGGCCTAGGATTCGAATACGACCCTAGCGAGATGAAACAGTTTAACGACGACGTTGGTAAAACAGTCAACATCCTTAAGAGCCTGACTAAGGTAGCTATTGCTGGTGCTGCTGCTATAACCGCGTTAACTGTTTTATCAACTAAAGCTTCTGATGAACAGGGTAAATTAGCAGACGAAATTGGAGACTCAGTAGAAAATATTGATGCTCTCCAGTTTGCTTTACAAAGAAGTGGCGGGACTGCTGATGGTATGTCTTCGACCTTACAAAACCTCGCTATACGGGCTTCTGAAGCATCAAGAGGAATTGGTTCAGGGGTAGAAGCATTCGGTCTATTAGGAATATCTGTCACTGATGCTAATGGTAAATTAAAACCAACATCTGATTTATTATTAGAAATATCAGAGCAGTTTGAAACTCTCGATAAAGCTAAACAGATTGAATTAGCTGATAAATTAGGTGTGAGGGATTCAATACGTCTATTACAACAAGGAAAAGCTTCTATCACTGATTTAGTGGATGAAGCGAAACTCCTTGGTGTAACGACTGAAGAAGATGTGGCTATAGCTGCTGAGTTTCAAGACTCACTTACTAATTTGTGGCAAATCGTAAAACAAGTTTCAAGAACACTATCAAAAGTGTTTACCCCAATTCTAAATGAGATAGTGACCTCATTCACTGATTGGTGGAAAGTTAATAGAGAAATAATAGAACAAAAGCTTCCAGAATGGATAGACCAATTCACCATGGCTATGAAATTATTAACTATAGCTGTCGGTGGATTTTTAGCATTTAGATTAGCAAGCCATCTACTAACTTTAATAACATTGATGAAAGGATTAACCTTCTCTACGTTAGCGATGAACGCAGCCGCTTTCTTATTGCCTGCTTTAATAGCAGCTGCAGCTTTAGCTTTTGTTGCTCTTGTAGAAGATGCTAAGGTATTCTTTGAAGGAGGTGAAAGTTTCATTGGCGATATGATTGAAAAATACCCTGAATGGGCTGATGAAATCAGAGTTGTTGCAGCAATATTTGCTACAATAGCAGACCTCACCGGTATGATTTTTGATGGATGGAATGCCATAATAGACTTGTTTAAAAACTTCTCTTTGGAAGGATTCAAAGAGACTCTAGGCAATCTACCAGGTTTCCTAGGTGATGTTACTGGATTGGTAACTGCTGACGGTGGAGGTTTTATACCTGAACTAGGTCAATCTATTTCAAATACAGCCTCCACGGTAGTAGATAAAATAGATATAGTTATACAAGGGGGAGCTGATACAGCTGAGAATATTGCTAACGCTGTATTCGGTGTATTCCAGCAAACTTCTCAAGACTTAAATACAGCGGTGGACCAATAATGGCTTTTGAAAATTTATTTATCCGAACTAAGAAATCAATAGGTGGTATTGAATTAGATGCTGTTCTTAGTGAGACTCATAATAATCAAGTTAGACTTACCAAAAACCCTGTTGAATTAGGAGCTGATGTAACGGATCATGCTATTGTAGAACCTAAGAAAATAAATATAGTAGCTCAGGTTAGCGATACCCCTCTAGGTACAGCAGCGTTCGGTCAGATTGTAGATTTAGTAACTGGTCTATTCGGAACAGCTACGACTCAGAATATAACTCGTAGCAATGCAGCTTATAATGCAATGGTTCAGTTGATGGAACAACGTGAACCTATAGAAGTGCAGACTAAATTGAAATTATACGAGAACATGGTTATAACAGCGTTGTCTACAACTCAAGATAAAAATAGCTCAAGAATAGTATTAATGACTATTAATCTTGAAGAAGTGTTAATAACAGAATCTCGTATAGTTAAACTAGACCCAGACCAATTGGAACAAGGTTCAGCTAGGGAACAGGGAACCTCTCCTGAAAAGAAAGGTCGTCAAGAAGCAGTAACCCCTCCTGAATCTACTAATAAGTCTGTTTTGAAATCGGTAATCGATTGGGTAGGTGGATAATGATAGAAGTACCTTTAAATTCTAGTCCTGAACAGTTATTTTCCATAAGTTTAAATGGTAATACATACGACTGTAGAGTTACGTTAAATTCAAGAACCTCAGTATGGAGTATATCCTTTGCTCAATCAGGAGTTGATATTATTAACGGAGTTTCATTGCTAGGTGGAGTTGATATTCTTAAACAATATAACTTACCTATTAAAAATGCCTATGTTGTTAATCTTGATGAGTCCAATTTAGATCCAGGTAAGGGTAATTTAGGTACTGTAGCTAAATTGTTTATACTAACTGACGAAGAGGTGTCAGGTGGCTAGACAATATAAACGAGTATACGACCTAACTATAATACCTACTGACGGAGAGTCCAGGGTTATAAAAGATCTTAGAGTTAATTTTGAAATAACTAAGAGTGTTCTTAGTTTTCCCAATTTATGTAAATTGATAATATACAATCCTAATGAAGATACATTATCAGTACTACAAAAGAAGTTCACAAAAATAACTATAAACGCTGGTTATGAGGGTGATGTTAGACTTCTATTCAAAGGTGAGGTGCGTAACGTATTCCAGTCTAAAGGTGGTACGGATAGAGTGGTTACTATTTACGCAGGTGACGGAGAAAGGGATTGGCAGAATGCAACCTTCAATAAAACCTTTACTGAAAATGTAACTATCAGCTCGGCTATTGAAGAAGTCCTAAAATCGTTTAAGGAAGTTACAACAGGAGTTATTAATGGTTTGCCTCAGGTAGCTGATAAACTACGTGGACAGACCTTATCTGGATCCTCAAAGGATATACTTGATGGATTTGCAGATGAGTACGGGTTTGACTGGAATATTCAAGATGGGGAAGTCATTATAACTCCCGTGGAAAGCCCATTGGAAGGAGATGAAGCTGTATTGGTTAATTCTGCAACTGGTATGATAGGATCTCCAACTATAACCGAAGTCGGTGCTGATGTAACCACTTTATTAAACCCTAGAATGTTACCTAACAAGGCATTTAAGATTGAGTCTGTAAATGCTGATATCCAACTAGGTAATTTATTCTTTAGGAACGTAAAACGAACATCAGCTGAAGGTACTTACAAAATACAAGAGGTTACATTTAAAGGTGATTCTCGTGAAGGTGAGTGGACTTCTGCTGTTAAAGGGAGATTAATAAATGGCTGATAAAACTCCAGGGTTATCAACATTAGCATCTAATATTAAACAGGGAGTAGAGTCAAGATTAAAAGACTTGCATACTTCCATGCCAGGAATTATAGAAAGCTTCGATGCTGAAACTCAATTAGCTTCTATACAACCTGCAATAAGAAGAATATTCGTAACTAGAGATGGTGATACCGAAATACTAACTCCTAGTGATTTACCTATTCTTATTAACGTACCTATTATATTTCCAAGAGGAGGTGGATTCTCATTAACATTCCCAGTTAAAAAGGGAGATGAATGCTTACTTAATTTCTGTGAAAGATCTATAGATAATTGGCACGAAACAGGTAAGGTTAAGAAACCAGGAGCTAGACGTTTTCATTCTTTAAGTGATGCTACTGCTTTTGTAGGTCTATCTTCAATACCTAATAAAATACCTAACTATGATCCGGATAATGTTGAGTTAAAGAAAGATGATGGTTCGGTATCTATAAAACTATTAAATAATGGTAACTTGGAAATACACTCAGATGGGGATATAAAAGCTACTTGTGAAAACATAGAAGTTACTGCTAATACTAATGTAACATTAACAGCTCCGACTATAAATTTAAACGGTAATACTACTATAGACGGTACTCTTGATGTTACAGGGACAACAACTGCTCCTACAGTTCAAGCCGCTACCAGTTTAACGGTAGGAGGTAAAGAGATGTCAGGACATACTCATTCAGGTTCACCAACTGCGCCTAGTGGTCCAGTTTCAGCAACAGGAGCTCCAATATGATTGGAAGAGCGTTAGACTCGAACAATGATTTAATTGTAGAAAGAGGTCAATTAAAACTTGTAGAGGAAGGAGCCGAAGCAGTACAGCATGTTCGTACTCGTCTTCAATTTTACTTAGAGGAATGGTTCCTAGATTTAAAAGCCGGAACACCATACTTCCAACAGATATTTACAAAACCTGTGAACTTAGCTAATATTGAGTCAATATTCAAGTCGAGAATACTTAACACACCAGAGGTCAGTTCACTTACCGAATTCTCTATGGATTATGAAGGTGGCTCATCAAGAAGATTAACTATATCTTTTTCAGCTGAGACTACTTATGGTGTTATAGATAACGAAAAGGTAACAATCAATGTCTGATTTCGGTATATCACCAGAAGGATTCAAGCGTAAACGGTTGGATCAATTATTAGAAGAATTAAACAGCGAAGTTAAATCTATATTTGGAGACAATTTCAATGTGTCTCCTGAATCTCCAGATGGACAGATTAATGGAGTTGTTTCTGAGTCTAATGCTAATCTTTGGGAAATAGCTGAAGAGTCTTACAACTCTTTCAATCCTTCAGCTGCGACAGGAACTACACTGTCTAACTTAGTCCAGCTAAATGGTATTACGAGACTCCCTTCCACTTCATCTAGAGTACAACTAACCTTATCAGGAGTAGCAGGTACGATAATTCCTTCTGGTAGTTTAGTTAGTACTAATGATACAGGTGATCAATTTTCAACAGAACAAGATATAACCCTAGATGGGGGAGGTAACGGTTCTGTATTCGCAAATTCTACAACTCCAGGTCCTATATCCGCTTTATCAGGTAGTATTACAGAAATAGATACACCTATAACAGGTTGGTCGTCAGTAACCAATTCTGCAGATGCTCAAATAGGTACTGATGAAGAAACGGATGTTGAGCTTAGAGCACGTCGTGAACGATCAGTAGCTAGAGATGCTCAAGCGATAATAGATGCTATTTTTGCTGGTGTTGCTAATATACCAGGAGTAACACAAACTGTAGTCTTAGAAAACGACACAGACATAGTAGATGCTAACGGTCTCCCTCCCCATTCATTTCAAGTTATTGTTGTAGGTGGTGTAGATGAGGAAATTGGCGATACTATATGGTTGAAGAAACCAGCTGGTATTTTAAGTTTTGGAAGTACGACTGTTCAAATTATAGATAGTCAGGGTATACCTCACGATATATCTTTCTCTAGACCAACTACTGTGGATATCTATGTAACTGTTACTTTAAATACTTTCGCAGAATATCCTGCTAACGGTGATGATTTAATTAAACAGGCTATAGTTGACTATGCTAATGGCGACTTAGTACAGGGTAGAGGTTTTTCCTTAGCTGATGATGTTGTTTACACTCGTTTATACACTCCTATCAACTCTGTACAGGGTCACGAGATAACGGATTTAAGAATAGGTATTTCACCAAGTCCGACAGGTACTTCCAATATTCCTATATCAGCTACAGAAATATCCAATTTTCTAAATATTAATATAGTGGTAAATTCATAATGGCTGAAAAGATAGAACATAAAAATCTAGCAATAAGTAGACTATCTACTCAGTTTAAGGAGTCTACTAATCTTATAAATTATATAAAATCTTTACTAGTTGAATCCAATACTCTCGAACAAGTGTTTTGTGATATAATCGAGAAAAGATGGATAGATACGGCTGAAGGTGTGCAGCTTGATATACTAGGTAGTATTGTCGGTCAGAGTAGGGAATTTATAGACGCTGAAGTGTTTCAATATTTTGGTTTTGCTGTTAATCCTCAATCTCAGTCCTTTGGATCATTAAGTGATCCAGCTATAGGAGGTAGATTTAGATTTGCTAAAGAACCAGTAGTCGGTTTGAGACAACTAATCGATGATGAATTTAGGAAGTTTATAAGAGCTAGAATAGTTAGGAATAGTACTCAGTCTACCCCAGAACAAATAATATCACAAATCGCTTTTGTTCTTGAAGTAGATCAAATACTGATAATGGAAGGAAACACAAGGTATGATATAAGTATTTCGAAAAGGTTAAGTTTGAATGAGAAATCAATTTTAACTGATACTGATATTATACCTAAAACTGCTGGTGTTTTGGCTAAATATACTACAGAATATGATTATGGCAGTTTCTTTGGATTCCAAGGAGTGCCAAATAGTGCAGGGCTTGGATCTGTAAACAATCCCGCATTGGGCGGAAAATTTGGCAACTTAATATTTTAATTGGAGTTTTAATATGGCAACTCAAAAACCAGACCTGACTCGTGTGTGGGCTAACGGAGCTCCTGGTGGTAATGTTATCGATCCCGATACAACAACACCAGGAAAATTTAATTCAGGGTGGTTAGCTGAAGTACCTCCTTTCGAGCACTTTAATTTTCTACAAAAACTATTTACTCAAGGTCTAGCTCATTTCAATGAACAAGGTATAGGTTCTTGGGATACAAATACTGTATACCCAGTTAACGGACTAGTAAAAGGTTCTAATGGACAAATATATATCGCCATCGTAGAACAGAATGGTAACAATCCAGTTTCTGATGACGGTACTAACTGGGATGTTTATATTGATAGAAGTTTTCAAAAAGTTTTAAACAACTCCCCTAAAGTTAGTCGTTTAAAGCAGAAGTTAGATTTTGATCAAGAAAATATTTATGTTCTCTGTCAAGGGGATTCAACAGGCGATGATGATAATGAGTTTTTCAGACGTATGGCAGATAAGCTGGCTCCATTGTATCCAGCTTATACTTTCCGTTACATAAAATGGAATCACGCAGGGACATCATGGGGATCACCTATTGTTATAAGTAGTGGTACTGGTTCCAATGTTATAGATTTTTATAATGGTAGCTATGCAGGTGCCACACATGGTTATTGGACAGGTAATCGTAACCAATATGCTTACGACGGTAAGGAGATGGACGTTATTATCTCCAATTACGGTTTGAACGTGCCTACTAGCTGGAGATATCAAGCTGAACAATTAGCTGAGTATTTATTTACTTTACGTCAGCAACAACCTAAAGCTGAAGTATTAGTGACTGTTCAAAGTCCTGATTACAATATATTAGATAGATCAGCATTAAGAGCAGACGCACAAAGATATGTAGCAGGATTGTACGGATGTCAAATTATAGATATTTATAATTTATTTATCAGTTTAGTAGCTTCCACTAATGGAGATACTTCACCTTGGTATGTTGATGACATCCATCCAACATCTGCAGGAGCTGATAGATGGGCTGATGTAGCTAATTTTGACATACAATATGACTATACTGGCGGAGCTGGTATTCATAAGAATATTGAAACTTCTCCTTCATTACTACCTAATGGTAATTTCTTATCATGGTTAAATGGTACTAACGATGTGCCTACTTTTTGGATAGAAGGAGGTGGTCAAACTACATTAAGAAATACAGCTCAATTTGAGACAAACGGTGCTTCTGTTAGGTCTACTGGTGTTGGCACTGGTACTGGAGTTCTATATGTAGATGGTATAGATGAAATATTTGAAAAATACAAACATTGGGGTGATATAGTAGTAGCTGCTCGTATTTACTCTCAAGGTTCTAGTGGTAAATGCGGCAAAGTATTCGCAGCTCACTCAGTATCCACATCCTACACTGAGATTCAAAATAGTCAAGGTTTGCAAGGGTATGTTGATAATGAATGGAGATGGGCTTTCTTACTTATAGAACGTTCTTTCATAGAAGGTAATAGCGACTTCCGTATAGGTGTATTTACTGGAGAGGCTGGTGAGTTATGCTCTGTAGATAGGATAATGATTGCTCCTAATTTGTTCCCTAATGAATG